CGCGTTGATGGTCAGCCAGGCACGCAAATCGCGCGCCGTGGACTCGTCGCCTTCGGGCATGTCGATGTGGGAGAATCCGTGCAAGAAAGCCGCGTGCGACGGTTCGCCATCCTTAGAGCAGCGGTAGAGCTGGAAGGATTTGGCGCGGTAGCTCTCTATCTGGAAGCAATAGACCGCCTTGCGCTGGTTCGGTTCGGTCCGGGCGCGGTAGTAGACGCGGCAATTGCCATTGTCCGTCCCGTCGAATTCGAGGCGGGGCTTCATTCCGGGTCCTCCAATTGGGCTGCACGCGCTTCCAGGCCATCAGCCTCGCGCGTGAATTTGCGAACGCTCATGCCGCGCGCGGCCAGGTCGCGAAGTGTGGCCGCTTGGCGCAGCAACCTTTCGCGCTCGGAGGGTTGCGGAGTGCGCGGCCGTATGTTGTCGACGCCATCACCGAACAGGGCGCGGCCGAGACGATCCATCGCAGCCTCGTGCGCGCGCTTGGACATGCGACCGTTTGGCGATGACAGCGCGATTGCCTCGCTCATCGTGTCTGCGGTGCGCCGTGGGAGGGTCATTCCGGGTCCTCCCCTTCGGCCTTGGCGATGGCGGCGCGAGCATGTGCTGTCGCCGCGCGCAATTCGGCCTGCGCATCTAGAAGGCGTATCGGGTCGCCCATCGTGTTCTCTCGGCAGGCGGCAGCACGGGCAAGGCGGTCCAGAGCGGTCAGAAGGTCAGGGGCGGCGGCGATGAGGCGGGCGTTCGCGGCCATTTTATCGCCCCCATCTTCGATGCACCAGGAACCGATGGAATTTCCGTTGCTGTCGTGCACGACGCCGGTTGTCGCGTGGTGGTCTTCGATGCGGTTTTCAACCCCGCGGAGAATGCGGGCAATTTCGTTGAACTTGTCGAGGCCATCGAATGCCGCATTATCGGTCGCGATCTTCAGCTTGAACATAGTTTCAGTCCCCTATCATGGGATCACAAATTGCAATCCCTTCAAAACCCGTCAATTGCCGGCGGATTTACAAGGCGCGCGAGACATGCTCGCGCGCCTCATAAATCAGTCGAAGTCATCGCAGCAGGGACCATCCCAGTCGGCGCGCACCATGTCGGACACGCTTGGGAACATGGTTAAAGGAAAGTCGCGCGAGCGTTTGACCTTGATCCCGTCGCGGGCGCCTTCACGAGTGATTGTGACAAATCCGTCTGCTATGTCGGCGCCCTGGAAATCGCCATCGTTTGTCGCAGCGCAGACGTGCCAGCGCAAGCCGGCGGGGCCATCGCAACGCGCGTCCTCACGCGTGATGTCATAAGAGAGCGGTTTCCAGCATTCAATCTGCGGCAGCCAGGAGTCGCCCACGAGATAGCCCGAAATCTTGATGCTGATGGTTTCCATAGCTTGATTCCTCCTTGTTGGTTGCCTGACGTAGCATGACGCCGGGGCGCGTTGCGGTCACGATCGCGTGATCGGTCGAACGGAATTGTTGAAGCGTATGAGCCACTGCAGCGCGGTCAAAACTTCGTATTTGTCCTGGTTCACGCGCTCGGCCGTCGCGCGCTCGAACGTCTCGAAAACGCTACGGCCGGTAGCGCGGTCAACGATGATCCATGATCCACAATGGCGCTGCAGTTCTGGTATCGGTTGCATAGGATTTTCCTTTGTTATCGCGGATCAGGAGGGGGTATGGGAATGTCGAGAAAAACTCAACAATCGTCATTGTGACGCTAGCGGATCAAGCGAAAGCGCGGACCGTCCAAGCATTTTTGTCGGGATAGATCAGCGCGAACGCGGCCCCTAGGCACGGGTCTCGATCGTGATATCCGACCAGCAAGCCCCCGTCAGAATGCGCGTCGCGTCCCACGACCAGATACCGTCGGTGTTGGCCGGTTCGATGCCGCCGAACGTCGGCAAGTCGGTCGCGTTAACGCCCCAGCCGAGCAATTCGTTCTGCGCGTCGAGTTCGTGCTCTGCGCAGAACGCGTCGAACGCGAGCAACGCGGTGTGAAGCGCTTCCAGACTGGCCGCGTTCTCGATTTCACTAGCGATCACGTTAAAATTGAAGGCGTTCATTGTCTTCTCTCCTTGGTTCAGCCGTTCACCTAGCCCGCGCCCGATCGGTCTCGAGCGCGGGGAAGGTCAGCGGCCACGTTAGTACCGCTTAGCGTCCTTGAAGACGGCTTGCGGGAATACCCTGGCCAACGCGGTCTGGATGTGCGCGTCGAGAATGTCGCGGTCTGCGCCGTACGCCTCGCGTGTCGCACCTATGCAGTGCGCCACAGTCCAAGCGTCCACGCCAGACTTGATGTCCTCGCGGATCATCGCCCGGTTGGCGAGATATGAGTCCGCCCGCGCGGACCAATCCGCGATCATAGTCGCTTCTATTTTTGTTCTGCTGCCCATTGTAGTCTCTCCTCTGGTTGTGCCGGTCGTTCACCTAGCCCGCGCCCAAGTAGGCAAGCGCGGGAAAGGTCAGCGGCCCTTAGGCGCGGCGGGCATAGAGCGCAACGTACTCGGCAGCGAGCGTCTCAACGAGCATCTCAGCGTCGGCCAGCGCGTCCAAAATGTCGCGGGCGCGGCTTGCGTCGAGCGCGTCGCGCAGCCAGTAGGAAGTGGTCGGATCGGTCAGGATACGCTCTCGGTTGCTCATTGATTTGTTCCTTCTGGTTGTGTAGCCGTTCACCCAGCCCGCGCCCGTTGTGGCGAGCGCGGGAAAGGTCAGCGGCCCTGCGCGGCGCGGCGGGCTGCGGCTTTGATTTCAGCGGTGGCACGGTCTCGGGCCGCGCCGGCTGCCATGCGAGCTGCCCAAACTTCGTGGGACTCTTTGGGCGCGGGCGGGAAGCCGTGGAAGTGAAACAATTTCATCTGATTTATCCCCTGGTTGTTCGTGGATGCCTTCCACTCCTACCTATATGCCACGGCTGACGATGGGCGACTAGTCACGTTACCGTGACCTTATGTAAAGCCTGGGCTTTCCTTATCCGCCCTGGCTGCGCCGGCTGCGCCGGCTGCGCCAGCTGCCCTGGCTGCTCGTGCTGCGCCAGCTGCCCTGGCTGCTCGTGCTGCGCCAGCTGCCCTGGCTGCTCGTGCTGCGCCGGCTGCCCTGGCTGCCCTGGCTGCCCTGGCTATCATGGGGGAGGGTTAGGTGAGAGCGGTTTGGGGGGCGCCGGGGGGCCTCGATGCGTGTGTACCCTCCCGGGATACGCAGACCCTTCCAGAACTTTCTCAGGAAAAAAAAAGGCACATCACGGGATACGCAAACGATTCCCACGAATTACCAGAAAAAAAACAGACCATCCCCAAAATAGCCTTACGTCGTTCTATCAGGTCCCCAAACATCACCCGCTTGACGTTGCTCCACGAAAACCCTACTGTGTGGCCCGCCAGCCCTCCATGTTCGTTCCCCGACTTGGTGTGGGTGCCCCTGGCAAGCTGCCCTTGGTCGGGCGGCAGCATACAAGTAGCCCGACCATTGTGATCGAACTCGAAGGGGAAGCCCGAGTGAAACCGCTGACTGCCATGGAGATCCAAGCCGTCGATCACTACGTCTCCACGCCCGGCTGCAGCAAGGGCCAGGCGATGCGTGTGGCCGGCTACTCCCGAACGGTCACCGACAACCCCCAGAAGATGTTCAACAAACCGAACGTGGCCGCGGAAGTGCGACGCCGCCGCGAGATCATGGCCAGAAGGGCGGAAGTCACCGAGGAGAGGATCGTTGCCGAGTACGCCCGTATCGCCTTCGGCAGCATCGCGAAGTTCAAGAAGGTGGACTTCAATGGCGGCCTGTATTGGGATTTCACCGGCGCTACGGAAGAAGACCTTGAGTTGATCGAGGCGATGGACACGGAGACCTATGTCGATGGCCGTGGCGAGGAAAGCCGGATCGTCAAGAAGCTGAAGATCAAGCCGTATCCCAAGTTGCAGGCACTCGACGCACTGGCGAGGCATCTGGGGCTGTTCAAGGACAGCGTGAACGTCACCCATGAGGTTACGCTGGTGGATCGCATGACACGCGGCCGCGAGCGGGTTTTCAGCCAACAGGTGATCGAAGGGCAGGCAGAGAAGGTCGAGGATGCCTAACGTCCCCAAGGTAACGCCTGAAGAGCAGTTGGCTGGGGACCTGGGGATGCTCTACGCCGATCCCTTGGGTTATGTCATGTACGCCTTCCCGTGGGACATCGAGCGGTCGATCCAGATGGTCGAGTTGAAGCCCCACTTTCAGGAGCGGTTCAACGGCACGAAGTTTGGCCCCGACGAGTGGGCCTGCGACTTCCTCGACGACCTGGCAGCCGAGATCAAACTGCGACGGTTCGACGGCACCAACGCCGTCATGCCCATCCAGTTCGCCACGTCAAGCGGTCACGGTATTGGAAAATCGACCCTCGCTGCGTGGCTGACGAAGTTCATCCTCGATACCCGCCCCTACAGCCGTGGCGTCATCACGGCCAACACCGCCGATCAGTTGAAGACGAAGACGTGGGCCGAGGTCGGCAAGTGGCACAACTTGTCGGTCACGAAGCATTGGTTCAGCTATTCCAGCGGTCGCGGCGCCATGTCCCTCACGCACAAGGAGTTCAAGGAGAACTGGCGTTGCGATGCCCAGACCTCACGCGAGGAGAACTCCGAAGCCTTCGCCGGTCTCCATGCCGCCAACTCGACGCCGTTCTACATTTTCGATGAGTCATCGGCCATCGCCAACCGCATCTTCGAGGTTCGTGAGGGCGGTACGACGGACGGCGAGCCGATGGTCTTCGACTTCGGAAACCCGACACGAAACAGCGGTCACTTCTTCGAGGAGTGCAAGGGCGAAATCTCCAAGCGGATCAAGGTCAGGCAGATCGACTCCCGCAACGTGGCCATCACCAACAAGGCCCGAATTCAGCAGTGGATCGACGACTACGGTGAAAACAGCGATTTCGTCAAGGTCCGCGTCAGGGGTGAGTTCCCCTCCGCATCGTCGCTCCAGTTCATCGCGACCGAACTCGTTGAAGCAGCGTTCAAGAAAGAACTGATTGTCGATCGTTTCGCTCCTCTCGTCATCGGCGTTGACGTAGCAAGGTTCGGTGACGACGAGACCGTCATCTACCCCCGTATCGGAGACGACGCGCGTTCGTTCCCCCCGAAGCGGTACAGTCAACTCGACACCATCCAGATCACCGGGCAGGTCACGGGCATGATCCGTGAGTTCCGCAAGATCGGCATGGAGCCATCGGCCATCTTCATCGACGGTGGCGGCGGCTACGGTGGTGGCGTCGTCGATAACCTCCGGGCGCTCGGCTTCACTGTCTTCGAGGTTCAGTTCGGCGGGTCGCCTCTCGACAAGCAGGCTTACCGCTTCAAGGCCGACGAGATGTGGGGGAACATGCGTGACGCCCTGACCGCTGGCCGTCTTGCCCTGCCCGACAATCCCGACATCAAGAGCCAGTTGACGCAACGTGAGTTCGGCTATACCTTGAAGCAGCAAGTGAACCTTGAGTCCAAGAAGGACATGAAGGCGAGAGGTCTCATGTCGCCGATATTGCTGACGCCCTGGCTCTCACGTATGCTCAGGAAGTCGAACGCCTCGATCTCCCAATCGGGGAGGCCCGCGAGAACAGAACCGTCCAGCACGAGTACGATCCGCTGGAGCAGAAATGGTAGAGGACGACCATGGCGATCACTCCCGTAACGACCCCTGTAGCGGGCTTCTGCTCCCTGACCCTCTGGGAAGCCCTCGTGACGACGACGGACCACACTGGTCTGCCTGTCAGTATCCCCGGCGCTGCCGACCGGACAGTTCAGGTCATCGGTACGTTTGGCGGGGCTACCGTCATCATCGAAGGTTCGAACGATGGCGTGACCTGGGCGCAGTGCCATGACTTCGCGGGTCCCGTGGTCTCGTTCACGGCAGCCGGGATGACGAAGTTGGCAGAGAACCCCCTGCACCTGCGGGCGCGTCTCTCCGTCGTCGGTTCGGGCGCTGACGTGGATGTCTACATGTTGTCGCGGACGACCCGCTGAGATGCTTCGTCGCCGTCGACAGCGAAGGGCAGGCCCTGATGATTGAAACTCAGCAAACTCTTGAGAAGCAGAGAGGGTGAATCATGAGTTTCATCACAAAAGGCCCTAGTACCCCCGCGGTCCCTGCATTGCCCAAGGCTCTGCCTCCGCCGCCCACGATCCTCGACCCCGCGGTCACACGAGCGCGGACTGAAGAACGTGCGCGTGCGGCGTTGGCAGGCGGAACCGACAGCACCATCCTGACCGGCGCCAGTGGTCTCGTCGGTTCCGGCAACACGGCGACCAAAACCCTGTTGGGGCAGTAGACCATGGCCGACGAAACCAAGCGCGACAAATATCAGCGCCAAGTCTCCGCCATGCGCGAGGAACGCCAGTCGTTCATCTCGCACTACCAGGAGCTTGCCCAGTTCATTCAGCCCCGCCGTGGCCGGTTCCTGATTACCGATCGCAACAAAGGTGATCGGCGCTACAACAACATCATCAACTCGCGGGCCACGCAGGCGCATCGTGTCGCGCGGTCGGGTATGCTGGCCGGTATCATGTCGCCCGCGCGGCCATGGGTCCGCTTCAGCACCTTCGACGCCGATCTCATGGAGTTCGGGCCGGTCAAGAACTGGCTCTACAAGGCCGAGACGATCCAGCGCGAAATCTTCAACCAGTCGAACCTCTACAACATGGCTCCGGTCATGCTGGGCGAACTGCTGCTGTTCGGGACCGGGGCCATGTCCCATGTCGATGACTTCGATGACGTGGCCCGCTTCTACACGCACACTGCCGGCAGCTACATGATCGCGCAGGACAACAACTACCGCGTCCGCACGTTCGCCCACGAGTTCGAGATGACCGTCAAGCAGATGGTCGACGAGTTCGGCAAGGACAAGTGCAGCCAGTTCGTGCGCGACCAGTACGACAAGAGCAACTACAATGCGTGGTACCCCGTCACCCAGTTCATTCAGGCCAACGACGACTACCGTGAGTCCTCGAAGCTGTCGAAGTACAAGGCGTTCTCGTCCTGCTACTACGAGCCGGGCAACAACGACAAGGACCAGTTCCTCCGCGAAAAGGGCTTCGAGGAGTTCCCCGTCTACTGTCCGCGTTGGGACGTGACGGGCGAGGACATCTACGGCACCGACTGCCCGGCCATGACTTCGCTTGGCGACATCAAGAGCCTCCAGGTCGAGGAGAAGCGCAAGGCACAGGCCATTGACAAGATGGTCAACCCTCCCCTGCACGGGCCGGCATCGGCCAAGAACGTGTCGGCGCTGCCGGGCGGCTACACCGGCTTCGATGGCGACCCCAGCAGTCAGGGTATCCGCCCGATCTACATGGTGTCACCGCAGGTGCAGGAACTCATGGCCGACATTCAGGCCACCGAACGCCGTATCGAGACCTCGTTCTTCGTCGATCTGTTCCTCGCCATATCGACCATGGAAGGCATCCAGCCGCGCAATCAGTTCGACCTCATGCAGCGCAACGAGGAACGCCTGCTCCAGCTAGGGCCTGTGCTTGAGCGTATGCACGGCGAGTTCCTTGCGCCTCTCGTCGATCGCACCTTCAATCAGATGGTTCGCGCCAACCTTTTGCCGCCTGCCCCGCCCGAGCTTGAGGGCAAGGAACTGAAGGTCAACTTCATCTCGACCCTCGCCATGGCGCAGCGCGCCGTGGCCGTGGGTGGAATCGACAGGCTCGCGGCGTTCGTCGGCGGTCTGGCCAAGGCCGGCTTCGCCCAGACCCTCGACAAGTTCGACGCCGATCAGGCTGTCGACGAATACGCCAACGCCATCGGTGTTCCGCCTACGATCGTTGTGCCCGACGATGCCGTCGCCCAGATCAGGGCCGATCGCGCACAGCAGCAGCAGCAGGAGCAGGCGATGCAGATGGCGCAGCAGGGCGCCAACACCGCCAAGATGCTGTCGGACGCCAAGACTGACGGCAAGAACGCGCTGACCGATCTGACAGGTGGCGCATGAGCGATTACGAACACCCGCAATCCGTTATCGTTTGTCAGGGCCCTCCTCGCTGCACGCTGACAGGTGACGATGCAATCGCTGCGGTCGAAGCAGGCTGCGTTTGGTGTCGTCGCATCACCATCCACGCAGACGGAACAAAGACTGAGACCGGCCCCTACAGCGACGGTGCGACATGAGCGGCTACGACGACGAAACAGAATTGCGTAAAGCTACCACCGTCACCGATGACGACGATGCCTATGTCGTTGGCCAGAAGACGAAGCGGCGTAGCCAAGCTACCGAGAAAGAGACCGAGGACTTCAAGAAGCTGATCGGCACCTACGAGGGCCGCGCCTTCGTCTGGCGCATCCTTGAGAAGTGCGAGGTCTACCAGACGACGTTCACGGGCGACGCCTTGACATCGGCCTTCAAGGAGGGCAAACGATTCATTGGACTTGCGGTCATGGGTGAGGTATTTACAGCATCGCCTGTCGTCTATAGATTGATGCAGGATGAAGCCGATGAGCGGCTTCGTATTCTCAATGGGGAAGGGACTTGAAGATGGCTGACGAAGTTCAAACCGAGACAATCCTGGCTGGCACTGAAAACGCCACGGCTGCCGATGCTGCGAAGGTTACTGCCGACGCTGAAGTCGCAAAGGCGGCTGACGCTGAAGTCGCAAAGGCGGCTGATGGTGATGAAACCGCCAAGAAGGCCGAAGGCGCGCCCGAGACCTATGGCGACTTTACGGCCCCCGAAGGCGTCGAACTCGCGTCCGAAGCGGTCGAGGGTTTCAAAGACATCGCCAAGGAACTCAATCTCTCGCAGGATGCAGCGCAGAAGCTCGTCGACTATCACGTGAAGCACTCCACGGAGCAGGCACAGGCGCAGGCCACTGCGTTCAAGGAAATGTCGGACGGCTGGGCGGCCGCTTCAAAGGCGGACAAGGACATCGGCGGCGCCAACTTCGAGGCGAACGCGGCAGCCGCCCGCAAGGCTATCACGGAGCTTGGGACACCGGAGCTTGTCACCGCTCTCAATACCTCCGGGCTGGGCAACCATCCCGAAGTCGTCCGCGTCTTTGCCAAGGTCGGCAAGATGATGGCGGAAGACGGTGTGGTCACGGGCAAGAGTGCGGCAGAACCGCCCAAGTCCGCGGCTCAAACCCTGTACCCCGGAATGAACTGAACGCAACTGGAGAATATGAACCATGGCCGCTCTCAGCGTGCTGAACCCCACTCTGCTTGATCTGGCAAAGGCGCAGGACCCCAATGGTTCAATCGCGACCGTTGCCGAAATCCTCAACGAGACGAACGAAATCCTCGCTGACATGACGTGGATGGAGGGCAACCTCATCACCGGCAATCGTTCGACGGTCCGCACTGGTCTGCCCGCCCCGACGTGGCGTCAGATGTACGGCTTCGTCCAGCCGACCAAGGGCACCACGGCCCAGGTCACAGACAACTGCGGTATGCTCGAAGCGTACTCGGAAGTTGACAAGGCGCTGGCCGAACTGAATGGCAACTCCGCTCAGTGGCGTCTGCTGGAGGATCGTGCCCACATCGAGGGTATGAACCAGGAGATCGTCGACACCCTGTTCTATGGCAACGAGGGCACGGAGCCTGAAGCCTTCACCGGCCTCAGCCCGCGCTACAACAGCCTGTCGGCTGCCAACGCCGAGAACATCATCGCTGGCGGCGGGGTGAGTACCGACAACGGTTCCATCTGGCTGATCTGCTGGAGTCCGATGACGATCCACGGCATCGTGCCCAAGGGATCGCAGGCCGGTCTCCAGGTCGAGGACCTTGGCCGTGATACTGCCACTGATGGCAGCGGCGGTCTGATGCAGGTCCTTCGCAGCCACTATCGTTGGGACGCCGGTCTGACCGTGCGTGACTGGCGTTATGCAGTGCGCATCGCCAACATCGACAAGAGCCTGCTGGTGAAAGACGCGGCATCGGGCGCCGATCTGCCTGATCTCATGTTCCGTGCCATGAACCTGATCCCGAACCTCGCCATGGGTCGCCCGGCTTTCTATGCGTCGCGCGACATGAAGACGATGCTCGGGCGTCAGACGGCCAATCTGACCAAGGCATCGACCCTGACGACCGAGATGGTCGGCGGCAAGCTCGTCACCAGTTTCCACGGTATTCCCGTGCGTCGCGCCGACGCGCTGGCTGCCGACGAAACTCTCGTCTCCTGATCTCTAGCGGGTAAGCTTACGTAAAGCTACCGGAAGGAAATCTCACCATGGCAATCATGGACAAGCGTACCCTCTTTGCCGAGAACTTCGATCTGGACCAGGAGACCGGGACGTTCCTGTTCACCAACCAGATCGACCTCGGTGTCGCGGGCCGCGACCCCGGCAACGGCCAGGTCGTGTACCTTTGCCTCTCGGTCGACGAGACGTTCACGGACGGTGGCGACGCTGCCACCCTCCAATTCCGTCTCGCCTCGGACGACACCGCCGCGACCCACGCTACGACCAGCACGGGGCATCTTCTGTCCGCTCCGATTCTGAAGGCGGCGCTGGTGGCCGGCAACAAGTTCGCGTTCACCCTCCCTGTTTCGGGGACGGCCTACGAGCGGTATCTGGGCCTCCAGGCCATCGTCGCGACTGCCGGCTTCGACGCCGGCGAGATCACGGCGTGGCTCTCGCTCGATCCGATCGGCTGGAAGGCTTATGCCGACGCGACCAACTGATGACACGGGGGAGGAGCTTCGGTTCCTCCCCCATCGTCACTGTACAATTCCGTAGGGGAAACCGATGGCCAACGTCATTTTCAGGAAGAACTGGTACTCGGGAGACCGCCGTTACAGGCGCGGCTCCCAGCCGCAGGAGGTTCCTGACGAGCTTGTGTCGGTTCTGCCGTCGTCGTGTGAGATCGTTGCGGACGAAGACATGCCTGCCGAGACAGTCGAGGCAGAACCCGCGACGGACTGGCGCACGGAAGTCGATACCGACCGCGCCAGCGAAGACGAAGCCGAAGCCTTGCGCCAGCGCGCCCTGAAGTTCCAACAGGAGCTTGAAGACGAGCGCGAACAGCGTCATGCCGAGCAAACGCTAGCCAACCGTCAGGCGAGCATGGCCAGGACGCGCGAAATCGGGCGAGCCAAGGAAGCAGCAGGCACGTCCAAGCGCCGTGGCCGCCCCCCGAAGACCAAGCCGCAGGAGTAGCACCAGATGACGACCACGATTTCCGGCGATTTCACGGCCAACGGCAGTTCGTCGATCCTCTCGATCGGTCGTCAGCCCGAGAACGTCACCTTCGATCTGCTCGGGCCGTCTGAGGGGCGCTACCTCTTCCATCGTTCCGTCACCCGCAACCCCGCTGGCGCATGGGAAACCTTGGCGTCCTATGCCGATCAGGCGGCAGCGGTCCATCGCGTATTCCCGTCCGACGGCAACCAGCTTTTCAAGATCGAAGCCCGTGGCCTTGACGACAAGGTGACGAACGGGGCTTTCGCAGCCGATACTGACTGGACGGCTGGCGTCGGCTGGACTATCGCGACCGGCGTCGCCACGCGCACGGCTTCGGCCAGCACCCCCAATCTCGATCAGACCCTTGCGACCGGACTGATCGAAGGCGCGTCCTACACCGTCACTTTCGACATCACGACTTCCGCAGGTTCGCTCACAGTCAGCCTGGGCGGCGGGACCGCTTCTACTGCGATCAGCGATGCCGACGCAACCGTGTCGGTCACGCTTGTGGCCGGGGCGACGGCGGTCCTTCAGTTTGCCGCGGGCGCTACCTACGCCGGTACGCTCGATAACATCACGGTGATTCCGCAGGCCAGCTACACCCTTGCCGACGAGAACGCCGTCGATCTGAACCGCAAGGACCTCGATGATCGGGTGCTCCAGCAGTCGACGCAGGAAACCGAAAACTTCCCCAACGGTATCACCGGCAACGTCATCGGCAACGTCACCGGCGCTGTCACCGGCGCTGTCAACGATGTGCCGGTGGCCGAACTCCAGACCGTCGATCCCTCGCAGAAGTTCACGCTGTTCGAGGACTTCTACGGAACGTGGGCTATCGGTGACGCGGGTCCCGCTGATACGTGGTCCACGACTGCCGGGTCTGGCACGGCCAACGCCGTAGCCGTTACCGTCGCTGGATCGGTCAACGGCGAAGTGACGCTCAAGAGCGCCAGCGACGATGGCACAGTCGCCGCCAACTGCTCGACGTTCACAGGCATCAACGCCAGTTTCAAGGCAAACCAGGGCGGTCTCGTCATGGAAGCCCGGTTGAAGATCGACGACATCTCCGAGGCCGTCATGTTCGTCGGCTTCACCGACACGATTTCCACCACCGTCGAACTGCCGATCTTCCTTGCCACTACCAACATCGACAGCGATGCCGCGAACGCCTGCGGCGTGGGCTACGATGTGGACGGCACGACCAAGCAGTTCTTTCATGGCGGCGTCAAGGCCGACACCGATACGGTTCCTGCCTACTCAGGCACGGCGCCGGTCGATGCCACTTACTTCATCGTTCGCGTCGAGGTCTCGGCTGCGGGTGCTGTAACCGGCTACATCAACGGAGTCGCCATCGGTGCGGCAGTCGCCGCCGCCGTGACGATCACGACCGCTCTTACGCCGTGTATCGTCATCGGCAACCGTAGCGCCAATCAGGTCATCGCGACGATCGACTATGTGTGGGCGCAGCAGAACCGATAGGGAGTAGCTGATGGCTCAGTCTTCGGTTTCAATTTGCAGCCTTGGTCTGTCGATGCTTGGTGAGGACCCTATCGAGTCCCTTACCGAGCAGTCGGCTGCTGCCGGCCAGTGCAACATCTGGTACAATCCGTGCCGCCGCCAGACCCTTGAGGATTTCGACTGGAACTTCGCCCGCCGTCGCGCCACGCTTGCCCTGCATGGCGATGCAGCCCCAAGCGGCATCTGGACATTCCGCTATCAGGTGCCGTCCGATTGCCTGTCGGCGCGCTACATCCAGAACCCGCTTGGCGATCAGGCCGACCCCGTCCCGTTCGAGATGGAACTTTCGCTCGACGGCTCCACCCAGTCGATCCTGACCAACGCTGAGGACGCCATCCTGATCTACACAGTGGATCAGGAGACGACCGACTTCTTCCCCCCGTACTTTGTCGATGCGCTGGCCACCAACATCGCGTCCAGAATTGCGTTCAAGGTGACGGGCAAGCGCACGATCATGTCAGACATGATCCAGCTTTACTTCGTCAAGCTCGCGCGAGCGGAGGCTCACGAAGGCAACCGTCGCGGCGAGCGCAAGCCCCGCGAAGCCTCGTGGGTGGAAGCCCGTGGCTGAGGTCATCCAGCCCAGTTTTGCGAGGGGGGAGATCGGTCCGGCTCTGTATGGGCGGGTTGATCTCTCCGCTTATCGCGTCGCTCTTCGCACGGCATTGAACGCCATCGTTCACGCCTATGGCGGTGTCAGCAATCGCCCCGGCTTGAAGTTCATCGCCCCGGTCAGAGACCACACTTACGCGCCCATCCTGATCCCGTTCAAGCATTCGGTCGACGACACCTATATCCTTGAGTTCGGTGACTTCTACATGCGCCCGATCCGCAACGACGCTCACGTCGTCGAGACCGCGGTAGCGATCACGGGAGCCACGGCTGCGACCCCTGTCGTGGTGACGGCTGCCTCGCACGGGTACAGCAACGGCGATGCCGTCTACATCACGGGCGTCGTGGGGATGACTGAACTCAACGGTCGCATCTTCATCGTGGCCAACAAGACGACGCACACATTCGAGTTGACGAGCGCCTTCACGGGCGACGACATCGTCGGCGCCGGTTACGCGGCCTACGGTTCCGCGGGCACTGTGGCCCGCCTCTACACCGTCGTCTCTCCCTACGCGATCGCGGACTTGCGCGAGGTCAAATATTCGCAGTCCTTCGATGTGATGACGATGACACACCCGACATACCCGGTGCAGGAACTTCAGCGTTCCGGTCACGCAAGTTGGGCCTTCGTCGAGCCGACGTTCGAGCCCGCCATCGACCACCCTGTCGGTCTGACAGCGACGCCGGTATCGGCGGCGGCTGCAACGCATCGTTGGCAGATCACGGCGGTCGCAGAGAGCAACCTTGAAGAAAGCCTGCCCGCGCTCAACACCACCGCCAGGACGATCACCGGCGCCACGGCAGCCAACCCCGTCGTCATCACAGCCACGTCGCACGGCTTCCTCGACGGCGATGAAGTCGAGATCAACAGCATCGTTGGGATGACGGAACTCAATGGCCGGCGCTTCATCGTCGCCAACAAGAACACCAACGACTTCGAGCTTCGCGGCGAAGACGGACTGCTCTATACCGCCTACGCTTCCGCAGGCACGGCCAACCAGACCTTCGTTCGCATCACCAATGGCCAGACGGCGACGCAGCCCAACGCGACTGTCGCGTGGACGGCCTTGACAGGCGCCCGCAGTTACAACGTCTACCGCGAACTGAACGGCATCTTCGGCTTCGTCGGCAGCACTCAGGCGGCGACGTACCTCGACTTCGATACCGTGCCCGACACCCTTTCGACGCCGCCCCAGGCGCGCAATCCGTTCCGTGTCGCCGGTGAATACCCCGCTGCCAACAGTTTCTACCAACAACGCCGGGTCCTGGGCGGACCAAATGATAACCCCGACCGCTCGATCTTCTCCAAGACGGGCTACATCTCCAACTTCTCGATCTCGATCCCCGGTCAGTCAGACGACGCCATCACGGTCGATCTCGTGGCCACGGACGCCAATCGCATCCGGCACTATGTCCCCGGCAAGGACCTGATCGTCCTGACCTCCAGCGCGGAGTGGCGTGTCAACTCCGGTCAGGATTCGGCCTTCGAGGCGGCCACCATCAAGCAGGAGCCGCAGACCAAGTGGGGCGCAAGTCACATGCGGCCCATCGTGATCGACACCGCGATCCTGTTCGTCGAGGAAAACGAGTCCATCGTTCGCACGCTCGGTTACTCGGTGCAGATCGACGGCTACTCCACCGACGACCTGACCTTGTTCGCGCCCCACGTCTTCGAGTTCAATTCCGCCGTTGATTGGGCCTTCGTCCAGTCGCCTGACCCCATCGTTCACATCGTTCGGTCTGATGGCTACGTCGCCACCGTCACCTTCAACCAGAAACAGGAAGTGGTGGCCTGGACGCGCTGGAAGACGATGGGCGATTTCGAGTCCGTCGCTGCGATCCGGCCATCCAGCGCAGAACGTGATGATGCCTCCTACTTCGTCGTCAAACGCCTGATCGACGGTAACGTCGTCCGTTTCATCGAGCGCACCGCGGGCCAACGGTTCGAGGATGTGCGCGATTGTTTCTTCATCGACGCCGGCCTGACCTACGACGTGCCTGTCACGATCACTGGCGCTTCCCTCGCCAACCCTGTCGTCATCACTGCAGCGGCTCATGGCTTCGCAGACGGTGACGAGGTTGACATCTTCGACATTCTCTGGACGCCTCAATACGACAGCCTCGATAACGAGACCCAGCCCTATCAGTTGAACGGGGGCCGCTACACCGTGGCCAACAAGACGGCCGACACGTTCGAACTTTCAGGGACCGATGGATCGGCGTTCGTCGCCTATGTCAGCGGCGGCACGGCGCGCAAGGCTGTGCTGACGATCTCCGGGTTCGAGCATCTGGCCGGGGCCACCGTGCAGGCTCTTGGAGACGGTAACGTGGTTCAAGACCTCGTAGTCTCCAGCCAGGGCGTCATCACCCTCCCCCGCAAGTTCTCGCGCGTCCATGCCGGCCTGAAGTACATCTGCGACATCGAAACCCTCGACGTGGTGACAAGCCCGCAGGGCACCAACCAGGCCAAGGTCAAGCGCGTCTCCTACGTCACCGTGAACTTCGAGAAATCGCGCGGTCTGTTCATCGGCCCGACGAGCGCCAAGCTTACCGAGATGAAGCAACGCGAGTACGAGAACATGGGCGACCCTACGGCTCTGCTCACGGGCAAGAAGAAGGTCACGCTCGACTCCACATGGAACACGAACGGTCGCATCCTCATGCGCCAGCGTTACCCCCTCCCCATGACCATCCTGAGCGTGTCGCCTGATCTCGACGTAGGCGACTGATGATCCAGATCGT